AGCGTTAACTTGCAACTCAATGACATTCTTATCTACTTCAATGGTCTTAAGGCCGGTTGAAAACATGAACTCTTTGAGCTTTGCATCCAACTCGTCAAACTCTGCCTGTAACTCAGCAAGAGCTTTCTTCTTTTCTAACCATTCTTTACCTAGATTGAATGAGTTAACCTTCATGGATTTACCTTCTTTCGTTTGTAGGAGTCAAGCACTCCGTTTTGGATTGTTTCAAGTAACACTTCAGCTTCCCCATCAATAAGTATTCCTGTTGAGAACGCCTTATCTTCAAGGACACCCCACAATCTTTCATCAATTGTTTGGCGACCCTCTATATGACACAGTGGAATGGTAACGCATACATCCATTGACTGTGAAATTCTGTGTACTCTATCCTCTGCTTGTTTGAGCGAGGCAGGGTTCCACGGTAACTGCGCAATAATTGTTCGGTGGTTTACGTTAATACCATTACCAGTAAGAGTCAAGCCCGTACCAGCAGAGATTATCTGACCTACCATAACTCTTGAAGCGCCACTGTTAAAGTCATTGACTGCTTTATGCTTAGCAGATTCTGACATACCACCACGAACCTCGCAAACTTTATATTTGCTTAGGCCCGCAGATAAAGCGTTCATAGTGTCCACATGCTCGGCAACTATAAACACACCACCAGGTTCGTTATCTAATACTTCAGATACAAACTTGATTATTGATTCAACCTTAGCTTTACCCACATGCTTACGCAAAAAACCAAGCTGTACTAATGCATATGCTCTTTCGGCCCCAGTCGTATCTTTGTCTAATGATTCAAGCCATGCAATCAAATCATTCTCGCAGGCTATGTAGTCATCAACAGCGGTACCTGTTCCCTCAAGAACAACAGTTGATCTTGTTTTTGTAGGTAAATCTATTACTTCATCTCTTTTACGCCTAAACATAAAAGAAGCATGCATCTTGTTTTTAAGGTCCAGATCATTAGTGGATATTCTTCCTACTTTTTTACCATTAATGATTACCCCAGACCATGGGGCATAGTGTTGCCAAAAGTAACCAATGCCACCAACCCCTTGCCATGCATTAGGGCCAAGAGTATCTATCTGTGTTACCAACTCCATGTTTCGCCCATTAGGCGCAGGTGTTCCTGACATAAGAACACGTATTGCGTTAGTGGGCATGTATTGACTAAGACTTATCAAAGCTTTAGTACGTTTAGAGTTGTTCTTAAAGAAATGAGCTTCATCAACTATAAGAGCGTCTATCTCTCCCATAAGTACTAAAACCCATTGTGCTAAAACTGCGTTACCAATTATGTATACATCGGCATCTGGCAAACCAGATGGAGACTTACCTCGTAAAACGGCAACGTTTATATTCTTATTGAACTTACCAAATTCTGTTACCCAATTTAATATAAGACTTGGCGGAACTATGATAAGTACTTTTTGTTGCAGCTGCTCAACCAAAGCTGAGGCAACTGCTATTGCTACCGCTGTTTTACCTAACCCCATATCTAACGCTAAATAAGATTGCTGTTTATCAACAGCCCATTCAAACGCTTCTACTTGATAATCAAATAGATCTAGATTGAGGCTAGGTAAATACAACAGATTGGACGCCGGCACGTTTGCCGAACTGAGTTGTCCACTCATTCGTCCTCCGGAATATACAATGGATTACCTAAGTCATCCAAGTACACCAACTTTGTGGCGTCAGTGGGATGGCCCCACTGACACCCAAAGTCTTCCGATGCCCAACCAGCGACAACGCTTAACACGTCATCAATGGTTGGGTTTGGGAATTCTCCATGAACTTGCATAGCAGATAAGACACGTTCAATGTCATAACTAATTAGTTTAACTACCTGTATAACACCAGGTAGCTCTTCCTCTATTTCCGTGTCAGAAACATCTGACCATTCCATATAACCTCCTAGGCTAGGAATCCGATAAGAGCTTTCTCAATTTCCTTAGGAAGATCCATGACGTTATCAATACCAATTGCTACGTCACCACCCTTTTTAGCCACTAGATCTTTGGCGTAACCAGGAGTACCAAGACCTACTAACAACCAATACTGTCCGGGTTCTACGAATGGTTTAATTGAATTAACATACGACCATTCTCCGTCAGTGAGTATAACAACCAGGTGTCGTTGTTTACCCGCATTTTGATTTTTAATTTGGCGTAATCCTTCAAGTGGATTCGTTCCACCACCATCATGAATTAGCACTGGCGTGATCGGTTCATCGTTATCCCAGATCATGTATGGTTCAGTGTCAAAGGTAGATACTGTGCATGGAACACCTAGGCTATCGCAAGCACTACGAATACCATAAGCAGCAACGGAAAGTTGATCCATCCATCCTCCCATAGATCCTGAAGTATCTAACATAACAGATACCGCAAGACTATGGCCATGAGCGCCTTCGCCTTCGTAGTCCACCCAGTAGTCTGAGTCACCAGGTTCGTGCATCTTGTATGACGTTGGGTCAAGCACACCATGTTCCTGACGGAAACGCCATGCTGGGTCGGCAGTCAATGCTAATGGTTCAAGAGCCGATAACATTTGATTGGCTACTGCAATAGAATCAACTAACAAGTTACTTGGCATTTCTGATACTGCACCGTTATGTGGCAAGTCTCTCATAAGTTCTGAGTTGATCTCGGAGATTAGTTGACCTATTTCTTCGTCAGTAACAACACGCTTCATTGCTTCTGCCGCTTTTTGTTTAAGATCCTCACGGATCTTGGCATAGTCAACATTTTCTTTGATTTGACCGCCAGTGCCTTTAGTACCACCAGTGTTGTTAATGAATTCTGTTGCAGTCTCATTACCATCTTTAGTGGGTGCTTCACCGTTAGCCTTACCTTCACCTTCCTTACCACCACCAGGTGACTCTTCTCCCTCCTCAGAGGATTCTTTCTTGGATTCACCTGGTTTTGTTTCCCAACCTTTTTCTTCGTTACCAAACGTTGGCTTCTTAGTTACTTGGGTTGCACCATTGTGCCCACTCTTGTGGTCACCTCCTGTAGGGTTAGGAGTACCTTTGCCTTCACGACCTCTACTATCGTCTGGTCGTGGTTCCTGACCATTGTTTGCACCAGTGATCCACTGCGTGATTAGGTTATGCAATTGCCATACAGCAATAACAACATCTGTTGCTGATCTCGACTCACGGTATACATGGACTTGGTTTTCAATTTGATCAACTAATGATATATCCATATCATTATCTAATGCAAACTTATATGCCAACTGACGAGCATTATCCATAAGCTCTTGATCTAAGTAAGATCTAGTCGTAACAAACGGCCATGAGTAACCAGGCTTAGTATCATCATTGATGTAGTTCAGCACAAGAGCAGTAAAATAGTCAATCAATGGAGGACTATTTATCACCATCTCTTCTTCCATGCGTCCATCTTCCAATAGATTCCATGATATTTGGATAGCATCAGCAAACGGTCTGTAGTGTTGCTGATGTGCATACCACTTATTAGTAATGTTAGTTGCTGGATTAACAACTCTTTCACCAAATGGCACTCTGTCAAATACTGTAACTAATGAGCTACGAACATCCTCATAAGCTGGATACAGATTTGCAAACTCATCACCCCAACGAGTGTCGTGTGGGTTGATTGCAACAGGTAATAACCCATTGTCCATTAGTGCACAGTCAAACAGAGCTGACCACGGAAGAGTGCACAAAATGTGACCGCCTTCGTGATAAACAACTCCCTTGAGAGCAGCCAAAAGGCTACCAATCTTGTCCATGTCTGACGGATCAACCATACCCATATCGAACGAGATGTTTATACCTTTAAAATCCGTAGCAGCATTTACTGATCTAGTTTCATTACGGTAATAGTTAACATCTAGCTTGAGTGGTGGATTGATACCCAAAGAAGTAAGAACCTTACGTGCTCGGTCGGCCAGCACATATGCAGTGGCCCTAATAGCTCGTGGATCATGCTTGCTTTTGGCAGAAAGGAAAGTCTTTTCAACTATTTGGTCGTTTGAGTAAATTAACTCTAAGACTTCTTTGTTGTAAGACTCTCTAATCTTTGTAGCTTCACGACGGTTAAAGGAGCGGGCACTAGCACGTCGTGCTAGTGCCTCCTCATCAAACTTTTTCTTTACCATGATTCCTCCTCAGGATCAGTATGGTTCCTCATCAGAGATGAGGGACGTAAGGTCAACTGCTGGTGCAGTAGCGGCAGGTTCAAACTCATCACGCATCATGACCGCAATACCACGATCTTTGATGATCTCGTTCACCACAATCTTTTCTTGTGATGACACGAACTGGCCCATGAAGGCCCAGAGACTGAAGTCAACTCCAAGATGAACCAAGTCACCTTCAAGCAACTGTAATGCTCTAGTACCAACAGGGGTAGTAATGCTACGTTGTGCACGAGCATTACGTAATGCTTGACCAAGCAGACGAACTGCTGGTGACTTGATCAATTTCTTCTCAACCTCTTCGTCATATCCCCATTCAAGGAGCTTGAAGCGGTTAGCGA